GCCCATTACCCAAGTGACCAAAATAACAACTGTCAGCTTGGCAAGTACTTATGAAAAGAGTAATTAGTATGCTTGCATCATTGCCCATGTGAAAGTGATACAAGCCGAGAGGGTAGCTTGTAACATATCTCCAGTAATTACCATACTGCTAACAATGGTTGATGTCTTATTATATTTATATCATTACACTACTATATATATTTATATATATGTAAGTACTATCAATAGTTAAGTTTCAATTTATAAATACAATATAAAATACACTTGAGTTAATCATTTTAATCTATATAATCACTATATACAGAGTTTACTTAGCTCTGTATTTCCTAACTAAGTAGAGGGGCATCAAATGATTAATTTAAATCCTAATCACCTGTTAAATACTGTTGCTGGCCTGAACTGCGTTGACGCTTACCTGTTAGCTGAAGATGATAGGTTTATAAAGCTGGTGCGAGAAATTATCGAGAGCGGCAGCAGTTATGCAAAAGCCATTGAGTGGCTTTGCGCTTATGTGCAAGACAACTATTGATTTAAACCTGCTGCCGGTCAGTTACCGGCTTTCCTAACTTTTATGAGGTCTACTATGAACACAGAGCAAATTATCATCCTTGCAAGAAAACATCTAGGTGGCGACATGGAATCATCAGCGCGTCTCTGTTTGCAAGATGCAATCCAATGCCGAGACAAAGGCCTGTACGAAAGCGCAAGAATGTGGGCGTTACGGTCTCTCGAATACTCTGTAGGCATCTTTCATCCGGTCTACAGCAAAGCATCAAAGCACTACTAAAACCCGACTGCAAGCCGCTTCTGGCGGCTTCTGGGCGCGTTTTGTGCCATTTCTTAACCTATTGAGGGGCTACCATGAAACAAGGCTATAAATTCACGTTTGAACAGATACACGCCATCGAATCCGCTTTGCAATTAGCGCAGTATTTTGTCGATGATAACAAAGGTGGCTCTGCAATCGAACAATGGCAAAGCGATTTCGAAACAGTTGAATCAGCACGCCTAGCACTAACGGAAGCGAAAATTAACGCCATTCCTAACCTATTGGAGCAAACAATGGAAAAGCAAACATATAACGGCTGGACTAACTACGCTACTTGGCGTGTCAACCTTGAGCTATGTGATGGCTTAACTCCTGATGATTTTGGATTGCCAGAAAACCAGCAAACAGAGGTTTACGAACTGTCGCTTTGTCTTAAAAATGCCGCCCACGACCAAATTGACGATGTTGCTCCCGAAGGGTTAGCGCGTGACTGTGCGCTGGCTTTCCTGAGTGACGTTAACTGGCATGAAATAGCGCAGCACATGATTGCTGACTATGCGGAGGCGCGATGAAACAAACTATCTTTGAAATGCTGCTTGGCGTTATTGCCTTTTTGTATCTTTGGGCATTTCTTTTCGTTTTGTTATCTTTTTGAGGGGATAGATATGGAACTTTCTAACATTGCTAAACCTGCATTTCACCGCAATGGCGTAGTGGGTGAGCCGTTTCAAGTTACCACTTTCACTATGCAAGAAGACGGCGAAACTCGCCAAATGGTAGCTATTCGATTTGACAATGACGATTCAAACGGCTGGACAAATCCGCGAATTGCTGTTTTTGACCTTGCCTTGTTAGCAAAGGGTGATATTCGTTTTGGGTCTAACTCTTGGCGTGGTGACCAGTTCGTCGATGAATTAGACGAATATTTCTACCCCGAAAAAGTAATCTAAAGCCGTTTTAAGCCGTTTTCTGCCTCGGGGGTTATCTGACTATGGATAACCCCTAAAAATCGCCTGTAAAGGCTTCCTAACACGTTTGAAAGGGGTTTAATCATGCAGACAATAGAAACCTTATCCAAGTCTGAATTATTCGCTCTCGGCGAATGGCTGTCCGAATGGCCTGAAAGCTGGACATATCGACAAATTATAAATTGGTTAATTGATAACAGCGATGACCATGCTTACGCAGACTGTGAAGATGATGAGCGAGTTTGGGTGTGGGAGTTAGTTGAAGATTACTCAGGCATCCAAATAGCAGACTTTATTGATAACACACGCATACACTTTGAACGATTTACTAACCAAAGGGGTTAATCATGGGCAAGCTGAAAGAGAAACTAATTGAAATGGAAGCCATGATGATGGAGAAGCTCGACAAGCAATACAGGCCTTTCCAGCCGCCTACGCGCTTGGATGATGTCCAAGTGTTAGGGGCAACCGTTAAACCTGTGGAGAGCCTGTTAGAGGGGCGTGAATGGGTTCCGAGTACGCAAACCGATGTCACTCGGACATGGCGCAAGTTTGGATGGCGGCCTATTGCTGAAATCGAAGCTGAAAAAGCTCTGAGGGGTGAAATATGACTAGAGATGACATTATTCGCATGGCGCGGGAGGCTGGGTACGGTGCAGACAACTGAGAGGGCATAAGTTATGAATGACGTTTTATTTTGGTTGTTGTTTATTCCACTGATTGCGATGCTGTGGTTGGTGATGGGGATGATTTCTTTTGCTGCTTGGGGGATGTTTAAAGAATGGCGGGAGAGAAAATGACTGAAGACTTTAACAAGTGGTGGGACTCTGAAGGGATTGCTGAAGACAATTCCTACCGCAAAGATTCACCTGCGTACTGGGCATGGGAAGGCTGGCAAGCAGCAGTGAAAGCAGAACGGGAGGAATGTGCCAAGATTGTTGAGCAAGCTGGCATAGATGGATACGGAACTTTAGCCGCTGCTGTATTGGTGAGAGAAAGGAGTAAGCCATGACTACTGAACTTGCTACATTGACAATATTACTTGCGGGGGGATTTATGGGTGCTGGATTAATGATTTTATTCGGGGCGTGTTATGTCGTGTATTTGCTGTTGACATTAGATGAGTAGATAGATTATCTTTGGCTTTGTCTATGTGACGGCATAGTCAGACTAAAGCCCTTTAGCTTTGGTTCTCACCCGAAAGGGAACGTGCCGTCACACGCGAGAGCCAAACCTAGAGGGCTTTTTTGCGTTTAGACCGCTGTTCTGTGGGGGACTCAACCGCAGGGGACAGGGACAACCGGTACTGTGGGAAAGCTCTGAGATACCGGAAAGGGCGGCGAAGCCAGCACCCTTGAGCGAAAGGCTGGCGAGTATGCGCGGCTCCGTCGAGCATTAAAGGAACTCGGTCAACCGTCTGAGGATGGCTGAGTTTCGCTCACCATCAAGCATACCAACGAAGTGATTACCTAATGAAAGGGAAAAAATAAATTGACTTAATCATGCATATACCTTCTAATCTTACTTACATTCCTAACTTTATATGGGGTTTTATATGTCTCAAAAACTTTGCATTGATTGCAAGCATTACGTTGCTGTCCGTAACTGCAAACATCCAATCCTCGGTCTATCTCTCATTGACGGGGAACCCAATACCGATTCATGCGCTGTGATGCGCTTACAAAGTCAAAGATGCGGCATCGACGCCGCATTGTTTGAACCTGTCGAGGCCGTTGTCTATGACCTCGCAGAGTTGTTTTCCGATGCACCATTTCCTAACATCCGAAGGGACTAATCATGGGTACTAAAAAAGTAACCAAAGCAGAGCAACACGAACCAACGAAAGCCTTTGACTGGCAACTCTATGCAGAGGAACTCGAAAAAGAGTGTGAACGTGTAAAGCGTACGCTTGCTCAAACTCAAGACTATGTAAATGATTTAGAAAACAGCACTTATGCGCTACGCCAAGCTATTAAATCCCTAATTAACGCTATGCACTACATTGAAAAGGGAGATGAATAATGAATAATCGTGATGACTTTGCGCCGGAAGTACGCAACTCTGCGTGGTGGTCTGGCGACTCCAGAAAAGCAGCCAACGGGCGTGGCAACGAAGCAGTGCTTGAGAAATTAGGCCTGAAAGAACGGCCTGACCTGTCTCGTGTCGAAGCTGTCCAGATGGGTCATGTCATGCAACCCGTTATCGGCAGACTTGCTCAAGACAAGCTCCAGATTGAATTGAAAGACGCTGACTACTCACTTGGTCACTCGAAAGAGGGCTGGTTACGCTCACATTTCGATTTCATCTCTGCTGACGGCAAAACACTCGTTGAAGCAAAGAACTACAACGCCAATGTTCGCAATAAGTTTGATGCAGAAGCAGGAATCATCCCGCCAGCAGACATGGCACAGCTTATTCATGAAGCAGCTTGCCATGATGTTGAAAACATTGTTCTAGCTGTCTTGTTTGGCGGTCAAAACTTTGAAACATTTTCCTTCACGATTAAAGAAGCACAGAAGGAAGAACTTATCAAAGACATGGCACGTTTTTGGGCGGCTGTACAAACCAAGCAGCCACTTGAGCCAGAAACACCGGAACAAGCAAAACTTATTTACTCGCAAGACAGGGCAACGACTATTGTTGCGCCACAACCGATTGAAAAGGCCGCTGAAGCTCTGAAGTACGTTAAAGACCAAATCAAGCAGCTAGAGGAAAAGGAAGAACAACTGGTCACTGCGCTACAGTCACATATGCAGTGGTCAAGTGAACTGACTACCTTTGATGGTCGAGTTTTAGCTACTTGGAAAAACACCAAAGGTAGCAAGAAATTTGATTCAAAACTCTTTCAAGCCCAAATGCCAGACCTTTATGAGAAGTTTATGGTTGAAACGCCGGGTGTACGACGATTCCTGCTCAAGTGAGGTGACCATGCACGCATTTCCTAACCAACACAATCCACAAACCGGAAGGCAAGAAACTGGTATGAGTTTAAGAGATTATTTTGCTGCGAAGGCTATGCAAGCCTTTGTTGATGTTGATGACATTCCAGAAGACTTGGAATTCATTGTCAACAAGGCTTATATCGTTGCTGACCTAATGCTGAAAGAGAGGGACAAATGACTGCGCTTGTGCCACTAAACGACATCAAAGAAATGGCTG